GTCTAAAAGCCCCTCTACAAGAGGTTCGCCAGCAGAATCGAATATCTGCTCTAGTGCGTTTATTAATCTTGCCATTCTATTGTCGCTCCTGTTGTGCAGCTATTGCGCCACCAGCAGACGCGCCCTGTGCAAATGCGCGTCGACCTTTGGCTATTTCAGCAGCTTCTCTAGTTGCCTTGTTTGCGGATAAAAGCAGGTTGTCAACCTCTACACCCCTATTTAAAAGTAAATCTGCCAAAACCTCAGAGCTTCGCTGTGCTTTTGGTGTTGTTTTTAAATATGCTTCCGTTATCTTTCGTCCATCAGTGCCAGCTTTTATTATCGCATCGGTGATTTTTAATTCTCTTGCGGTTGCTCTCTGCGCTAACTTTTTACTAAATTGGCCTACAAGTGTTGAAGTTGGGCCAAGTACAGCGCTACTAGCTAAAGCATTAAGTGCTGTTGTAGCTTGCCCCTCAGAAAATCCAAGCCTACCCACTAGCTTTAATATGTTTTGCTCATTAGTGCCTTTTATTACATCTCTCATAGCGTCAAGCTCCTCCTTAGTGAAGAAGCGGGAGCGCTTTTTATTTGATACTATTTGCCTTAACTGTGTTCTCATGCCATTTTCAAATCCAGACGCTTGCAGCTCAGCCTTTCCGATAGCTTCCTCTATTAGTTCCGCACGTCTAGCCCTGCCCCACAACTTCCTTGCAGCGGTATATTTCTTACCTATACCAGCAGCTTCACCAGCCTTAGCGCCTATAAATGCGTCACTACCTACATTATCTAGAAATCCGTCTATCTCATCAAGCATAGTTAACCCAATTCGAGCATCAGCAGGAACGGCAGAACTCGCCGCATCTTGAGCAATAACCCTTAAATCATCCAAATCTGTAATACTTTTACCATCTATATTTTTAAGCTCTTTTCTAAACTCTTGAGCCGCACCAAAAGCAGCGGGAGAGAGATTCTTATTCACTCTTTCTTTGCTTGCCCTATCAGTAACCCTCTTCACAAACCTTTCAAATGCCTTGGGTTTTACCTTAACACCTAAATCATCAATCTCTTTGTAGATTGCTCTCGATGTATTCTTAATTACTTCTACATCTGGTGCGGCCTCAACAAGTGCGCGTTTGACCTGCTTCTCAGTAACGTCTAACGCCTCTTTACCTACACCCTTTAGTCTTCCGCCTGTCTTCGCTGATTGCTTAAACGCCGCTAAACCGCCAACAGCCTCAAGTACAGCAGTTGGTATAGTTGCCGCCGCCGCCGCGAGTGCGGGGCTTCCTGTAATCTCTAAAGTCTCTTCGCCGAGAAATCTTTCAGTAGCTTGCAAAGCTTCTCCTACTGGCTTTAATGTCTCGCCGACTGCCTGCAGCCCAGCTTGGCCCGTCTGCGTTCTTGGCTTAAAGGTTAATGCCTCTCTAGTAGCTTCTACAGCCTCAGCACCAGCACCTTTATCTGCGATCGGGTTAATTGCTTGGGCTATCCCAGCCACGCCAGCTATAGGTTCAGTAATGGCCGAGCTACCTACAGTTAATAGAGGCTCAACAACAGCCTCCACGCCACCGCCTGTTTGTGCTTCAATGGCTGATAGCTCATCAACTAAGGGTTGTATTTTTGCCATATCCCCCATGGGCTGAACAATAGACAGTTCTTTTACTAGCTCATCTCTACGCTGTAGTGGGGAAACTCCCACAGCTATAGGCTGCTCTGCCGTGGGTTGCTCACCAGATAGCTTTGCGCGTTCCTGTGCCACCCTATCTCTAAGCACTTGAGCGTCAGGCGCTATATCATCAGGGATATTATTAATCGTTATCCCATCTTTTGTCGTTATCGAATAAGGCATTAGAAGTCTACCGATATAGTTTTCTGTGGCGTTTGCACCGTATCTCCTGCCGATTGTTTCGACTGAATAAAGTCGGCAATCGTTGCATTAGGCTTGCTTAAAAACTGCACAGCTTCATTTAGGTTAACAATTGTCTTAGATTGCGCGTCACGCTTTCTAACTAAAAAATCCCTTAGCTCAGCTTCATTTAACCCTGTAGGAAGTGCCGTACTTAAAGCAAGGTTTAACTCACCCTCAGACAGCGCCCCAAAAGTAACACCGCCTATAACATCTAAACCTAATTCGTTGCGTATCTGATCTAGTTCAACACTCGCAGCCTTAACGCTAGGTAAAAAACGCTCGATAGCGCCAGTTTTCGCCCCCTTGTCAAGAGCTGAGATAGCCCTATCTATATTCCCTATGTTTTTTCTAGCCTTGCCAATAGAATCAAAAGATTTTGCCACTATCTTAGTCGATAGTGCGGCCTGACCTTCTGCCGTTTTTTCCAAACCTTTAATTTCTGGCTTCAATTCTTTCTGGGCTGTTAGTTTAGCTCTTTCTCTTTGTCCAAATTCTTCTGGCGAGATACCCTGTCTAGCTCTCAAGCCTAAATCAACCTCTTTCGCCTTCTGTATTTGCTCTGGGCTAAGCCCCTCTGTTAAAAACTCAAACTCTTGTATTTTTGCCGACTTCTTGGCCTGATCAATAGCACCTACAAAGCCCATCAAGCTTTGTTTAGCTCCTTCAAAGTCACCACTAGACATAAGCCCTAAAACTTGGTCAGTGTGGCTTGTATCTCCGCCTCGTTGAGATATTGCATTGCGTCTTTGTTGTGCAAACTGTAACGCGCCTTGATTGTCACCTGCATTCAATTTATTAAGACCTATCTTGGCATCACGCACAAAATCATTAATATCTTGTGCATTTCTTGCGCGGATAGTCTCGCCTAAAGACATAGCAATCTGTGGGTCTACACCAGCAAGTTCGTCAAGACCTTGACCGCCAGTCCTTAAAACTTCTGCTGATAGCTCCCGTATTTGACCCTGTCGGCCAATCTCTTGACCTTCACGAAAGCTACCAACTATGTCTGGTGCTTTTTGGCTTAATATTGCTTGTGCTAATACTGAAGATACCATTATTTACCCCCGAAAAATGTTCCTGCCAAACTAGCAAGCTGGTTGTTCGTTTGCGCTCTTTGATTAGCGCTTGAAATACCTTGCAGCCCTGAAATCTCTGCCGCGTTTTGTATTCCCTGAATCTGTGGAGCAGTAGCACCCAACCTAATATTTGCCATTTGAGTGCCTAAGCCCTGTTGGATATTTGCCTCGTTCACTCGACCTTGCTCAATTATAGATGAAGCATCACCACGAACACTACGAGATAATGCCGCCAAAGGCTCTAATTGCGCTAATCGCTGCTGTATAATATTAGCTTGTTGCGCCCCCGCCAGTTGCTGTCCGGCCTGTATGGTTGCACCACCACCTAACTCGCCCCTAGCCGCTGCCCCTCTTGTCAGTTGTTGCTGCTGTCTGCGCTGCAACTCTTGGTCGAACTGTGATTCGGGAATATTGCCTATTGCCCGCTCTTGAGCTTCTTGCCCCTGCAAGCCTAAAATAGCTTGCTGCTCATTAAATCCACGTAGATCATCTACCCGCTGTAGCGGATCGAGAGCCGCTTGCGTAGCCTGCCGACTTAATGCCAGTTGTTTATCTGATCCCTGCTGAAGAATACCTAAAGCTTCGGGAGTTCTTGCCGCTATTAACTGGTCGATACTCTCAAAGCCGCCGGAAACTGGGTTTCCGTTTTCATCTGTTGATCCTATCAGCGCCGCCGTTAAACCTTTACTTCTATCTGCAGCTATAGATTTCTCAGTAACAAAGTCGCCTGTTAATTTGCTAAATAAGCTCATGAAAAATTACCTGTATCAAAAGGGTCTTGACCTTTATTAAAACCAAAATCATCGCCTGCACTAAAAGATTTTTTTATCTGTGGTGAAAATTGCCCAGCAAGACCCGCTAAAGTTTCCAGTCCTTGTGTTTGCGCCCTTTGTCCAGCAACGCCAGATAATAATCTGGCTTCATTTGCGCTTGCAGATAGTTGTGATAACTGGGGATTAGCGCCAACCAATGCGCCAGCCCTTTGCGATGCTGCGCCACCCTCCAAATCAGATAACCTCTGTAGTCCAGCGCTTTTTATTCTCGCTACATCCGAGGTAGCGGCTAAGCCTTGTTGTCCTGCCGCTAATAGATTTTGTCTAAACTGAGGACTTGCTGCGCTTACAGATAAATCACCCTGCCTATCAACTTCTCGACTAACGATAGGCGATAAATTAAAAATCTCTGGACGCGTTCTAATAAAATCGGTAGACGCTTGTCGAATAGAATCAGCAATTGCGCCGCTTACAGGTAAATTACCTATAAACTCTTCTTGCGCTCTCTGTACTGCCTGCAAATCTGCAAACGGCTCTAACTGTGCCGCAGCCTCAGTAGCCCCGAGCTGTGAAGTTTCAGCGGCTAATGCGCTTTGACGCAATATATCAGCTTCGGCAGACCTTCCGGCCTTGTCGAGCAAATTAGCAGATTGTATAGCGCCTTGCCGCTGCTCGTTAGCCGCGTTTTGCTGTGCTTTCTTGTTGTCCTGCTGACCTTTAAGCGCAAGACCCAACCCAACAACCGCTGTACCGATCATTTCATTTCGCCTCTAGTTATACCGTAACGGTAAATACCGAAAACTTCCCCTCTGAGAAAGCATCCTGAACTGTAACCCTCTTCTTTCATTCCAATCTTTTTTACAAATTCGATTACGTTAGGGAAGCATTCGGCTATATTTACGACTATCTTATTAAAATTTGTATTTTCTTTAAGCCATGCCATTACAGCATAACCACCATCTAGAGAGTTTTTGCGCTCTTCTGGAAGCATAAAAACATGACCTTCATACATGATACTAGTTAATGATTTAAAGCAATACATGCCCAAATATTTACCCTCGAGAAAAAGGCCAAGCCATATATCATTAATTAAATCAGGCGTATATCTTTCAACCCCAGTTTCTGCGATGGTGTCCCACATAGCATCCATGGTGCCTAATACTATCTCGTAGTCATAAAGACGCTTAACTATGATCTTGCTACCCATCCAGTATCACCCTCGCCTGTATTCTTTAAATAAATCCCAGTACCTGAACTATCAGTGTCAACATACCAACGACCCACTGTTGCAATAACTACACCCTCTGGACTTCCTGACCCAACCAAAGGAGGTTTTACCGCTTCCGTGATTTGATCCATCCAAGTATAAAACTGGATATTAGCGAATCCATCCTCAATAATCCTATCCGATAACAATGGAGCCTGTATATTTTCAGTCATTAGCCTATATCCGCTTCAACTTTAATTAGTGTCGCTTTTGTAGGGCTTGTTACCTCGAATTGTAACACTCTTTGACGTGCGAACCTACCAAGCCTATTCCACATAGGGCGGTGCATGTGCTCGCCTATCTTTCCCATTGATCGAGAAATAAAACCATCATAAGTCCTAGCGCCATCATCCGACCAAGAAAGTGTTATCTGTGGATCTGATCCGCCTGTAGCATAAACTGGTTGGCCAGACGCGCTTATGCCTGTCTGTATTTGGGTATCGTTCGATAATCCTACCCCAGACTCGATAACAGCCTCAATGGAGGCAACATTTACAGAGTTTCCAGAATTATCGAACGGTCTAGAAGTGATTAGTCTTGGTGTAAGTATCCCGTACTCTAATGGCTCATCTTCGCTTAGCTCGCCAATATTACCAGTAATTGTATCGCCGACTATTGTACGTCCGTACGCTGTCACTATATGCGAAACCCTGTAAGCTTCAAGAGAAGAGCCATCAATCGATTGCCGCTCATGCCATCTATCGTTAATAATATCGTAAACATAACAAGTGTTAGGAGTTGCAATACCTAGCATGTAAGCACCAGACTCAGCATAAACCCATGAAAAAACTTGACCTTCAATCTGCTCAATTGTAAGTTTTGAGAGTTCGTTTTCTATAGCAATGGTAGATAACTTTCTCTTTTGACCGCTTGAAACCAGCCAGACAGCCGGAGACTCATCAACACCACCACCAACAAAAGCAAGCCCGCCGCCAAACTTAACTACTGTTTGCGGAGAAAAAAGACCTATATCAATAGTTGCCCCGACAACGGGAGAGAATGGAGAGGGCGCTCGACCAATGTCTCTAAAGATCTGAGTCGTCTCAGAGCCAAAAACATATAGCTGGTTGTTTAGCACTCCCAAGCCGCGTATTTGATCGGGGTCAGCCTCGGCAACATTAAAATCTAAGGGGTCATAACCAGTTAGCCCATTATTAAGGGGCGAGTTAAAAAACTTCTTGCCGTCTGACTTATGGAATTGAAAATAACCATTAATGTACTTAACGCTAGAAGCAGGCCCGTCAAAGTTAACATCCGTTATCTCGGTTAACGTATCGGGGCTAGCAGTAAATATATAGCTTTTCCCAGCCGTTACAGTATCAGGAACCGCAACAATACATAGTTGGGTTCCGTTATCTGCCATATAAACGCGATCATTACCAACAATAGCGCCTAGCAAAACTGTTGCAAAAACATCTGTACCGCCAACAATAGTTCTATCTAGTCTATACAGGGCGTTTGAAATAACGAAATAAGGAATGCCAGCTAAAACGTGTGCGCCTCTACACTCATCAAGTACACTACCCGTAATAAGCCCCACAATACCCTCTGTGCTGAATAGATTGGCATCGGTGATAGTAGCGGTCTGTGGTACAGAAGGTCGCCAATTAACCGCTCTTTGGGCGCTTAAAGGTAATGCGTCAGAAGTGTAGAAGCCTGCCGCTATTGGTAGCGT